ATTCGGATCGGGAACAAGTATTTTAGCGCACTCGTCTACACTGTCCTCATACACTACACGATAGTCAGACTGATGCGGCTCAAGGTTTTCCTTTGCCCAGCATAGTCTGTCGAATAAGTGTGTGCCTTGAAACTGTGGTGTCTGCATTATGCTAAGTCTCCCATGATAATCACATCATTCACGCCGGAATCTATTACCGCGCCAGCATAACTAACAGTACCAAATTGCGTTGTTGTTTTATCTCCAAGACCGCCAACATAATTGTTATTAAAGTCTGTTCTACTAGTGCCAGGCGCACCCATTTGATAATACGAACCAGCATAATCATCATTTGCCATTGCAGATGTCATAGCTATCGGGTACGTTTTACCAGTATTTTCATCTGTTATACTGCTAATGTTAAAAGAATCACGAATTGCTGTCGTGCTTACCCCTGTAAAATTAATCCAAGCCTTCGCACTACCATTCACAACATACTGCGTATCAACCGTACCAGCGGTGCTGTGTTCTAGGGTATCTGCTTTGATTTTTCCTAGTGCCATTATGACCACTCCTCAGTAGGTGCATCAGGCCAAGTTGGATTAGACGGATTTGTTTTGCGGATGATGCGAATGGATGCACGATATGTTGCAAATGCTGCTACACAGTCACTGGTCAATCCACTGTCAGGCAGTTGTGTCCAATCAGATGCTTTAAGAATAGCCTCTGCCGTAAGCGCAGGATGTAATGCTAGAGTAGGCGGCTCTAATACTTTAATATTTTTATAATTTGCCATGAGATTTGTTTATCCTATATATGTAAAAACTGCAAAACTATACCTACTCGTTCCTGTGCCTTCAAAGATATTTGTAGTAGTAGAAATAGCGACAGCTAGAGTTTGCGAAGCAGTACATTTTATTGCATAAGAAAATGACACAGCCCTGCCAATCGTCAAGGTTCTTGCTATGGTTGTCCCATCTTGATTGAGGTACAATTCATAAGCATCGCTGGTATTTTGACTTAATAAGCAACATTGAACAGTGTATAAACCAGCAACAGGACAAGTAAAAATTCCTGTTCCTGTATTATAATGACTTCCATCATTGTGAATTGCATTATCAAAAACTAAAGTTGCACCACCAGTTTTACTTACATATGCGCTGCCACCAAAATCCCCAAAAAAATAAGGACGATTAGGGAGAGCAACACGCCCACTACTATCAATAGTCATGGCCGTAGTGTCGTTTGTGTGAGCAAGTTCATTTACAAGTATCTTACTCATGCTAGGTCTCCAAACGAAATTAAATGGACGTAAGAAACGTCAAACCTATTACCCGATTCATCTCGTGTGGACAAATCAACTGACCCAGCGGCAAAACCTGTATCACCAGAACCAAAAAGACAAGCCAACGTGCCGCCATTTGTTTCAGGAGACCCAATAGTACTTCCTGCATTAATATAATTTACTGAATCAAACACGCTTGTCCAATTTGGTCTGTAATCACCTGTGTCATTATCTGTCACGCTAGAACAATTAAAACTTTTTCTAATTGCAACAGTGCCTGTTCCATTAAAAAGAACGTATGCTTTAGCTGCCTCTTGCTTAGTTAGCGTAACCGCACCACCGCCTGTGCTTTGAATGGTATCTGCTTTTAATGTACTCATAGCGTCACCAATGTCCCACCGCTTTCAACGGTTAATGTAACACCAGAAGCCACAGTAAAAGGACCAGTTACGTTGGCGTTCTCTGTAGCTAGGATGGTTGTATTTGCTGTGAGGGATTGTGCGTTAGTACGGAACAAGCCACCAGCCTTGAAGTTACCCTTGTTTTCAGCGGGTGGTGTGATTGTACCAGCTTGAGGTGCTAGGTAATTTACAAAGATGTTACCTGTACCAGAAGAAGGGGCAGCAGTGAATGTGAGTGTAGTGCCATCAGGAATAGTGTATGCGGCAGTATCCTGTACAACACCATCGACTGACACCAGTACGTCTTGCACAGAAGATACTGTGGTAGTCAGTGTAAATGTAGTATCGGAACCGTCACCATTAAAGCGTTGTACAGCTTTAGTAGCTTGATAAGAACCCGGAACTTTTTGACCAATATACGGCATACTTTATTCCTTATGAACTAATAGTATCAACTACGGAAACCCAAACATCTGCGCTTGATGCAGTATCACTTTTTACGTTCAGTATATCGCCGGATTGCATCACAACCTTTGCACCGCCATCCAAGACTTGCAGGGCTGAACCTACTGGAATTGGGGCATCTTTAATAATGTAGTAATCATCAGTGCCACCTGCACCAGTTATGTATACATCCATTAAGATTTGAGTAGTTGTAACATTAGCGATATTGATACCAATAAGAGCATCATCGGAGTTAGCAGTACGTAAAGCGACTTCACTTGTACCAACATTCCGTGCAATGTTTCTTTCAAAATCCTGTGCCATAATAAATCCTTATTTTACAACGCGATAGCCATAGCCACTGCGAAGCCAGCAGTCGCACCTGTGGATGGTAAGTTAGTTAACTGCGATCCATCTACTCCCGGTAATCTAGCGGAACCATCTAAAACTACAGTATTTCCAGCAGAAGTCCCTGTGTCAGTAACCGCTGCTGTTCCCAGTCCTAATGATGTACGTGCAGTCCCCGCAGTTTCTAGTACAAAGTTAGAACCATTACCTACAATAAACCCGCCATCTGTTACGGCTAATCCTGCTACATCCTGTAGCTGTGCATCTAGTCTTGCGTTAGCTACTGTACCTGTAAGCTGTGACGCATCAATAGATTTGTTTGTTAATGTTTGTGTAGCTGTAGTGCCTACAATCTCCTGACTGCTACCTGCAGGTAATGTAAGTGTGTTAGTTACAGATGCAGAGTGTGGCTGTGGCTGTATTGTCTGTGCGTGTGCATTGCTGCTTTCACAATAGAACTTTACCTGTGAAACTGAACCTGTACCTGTGCGAATGTCTACAAGACCATCAGATATAGTAACACCGCCGCTAGAGCCGTTACCGTCAAGATTAACTTTACCAGAACCATTGGGTAGTAAGTTAATATTAGCATTTGATGTAGATACAATGTCATTACCGTTGACATCTAAGTCGCCACCTAGCTGTGGGCTTGTGTCATCTACAACTGCGTTAATGCCGCTACCTGCAGAGGTAATAGCAGATACAGTAGCTTTACGCAAAGCTGTAGCTGAATTATCATACACCAATATAAAATCATTGGCGGCATCAATGGTAGCTTCTGTGGTCTGCCCAGTAATAACTGTAGAATCTACTGCGATATCACCTGCGTTAGCAGTAATACCTGCGCCTCCAATTACGTTAAGTGTAACATCACCTGATGTGCCGCCACCTGTCATACCTGTGCCAGCAACTACAGATGTAATATCACCTACGGGTATTGCAGCTACTTCAGCATCTACATAAGCTTTGATTGACTGTTGAGAAGCAACTTTAGTTGCGCTATCCGAAGCCATATTGTCTTCGTCAAGAAAAGCTGAACCGCTTATACCTGTATTCAACACAGGGCTAGTTAGTGTGGGGGTAGTTAGTGTGGGGGTAGTTAATGTGGGACTAGTAAGTGTTTTGTTAGTGAGCGTCTGAGTACCCGCTAAAGTAGCTACCGTAGAGTCAATAGCAAAAGTCATTGTCTGCGCAGAGCCGGTAGTATCAATACCTGTACCGCCGGTGAGAGTTAGAGATTGACTATCTAAATCTACGCTTTGAGCGCCCCCAGAATCTCCAGAAAAATCAAGGTCAGATGCGGTTACTTGCGCGTCTACATAAGCTTTAATAGACTGTTGAGAAGCAACTTTAGTAGCACTGTCCGATGCCATATTGTCTTCATCAAGGAAAGCTGAACCACTAATACCTGTATTTAACACAGGACTGGTTAGTGTTTTATTAGTTAGTGTCTCAGCCCCTGCCAAGGTAGCTAAAGTACCAGTTGTAGGTAATGTTACATTAGTAGTTCCAGTCGTGGTGAGAGTGAGCGCGTTAGCCCCTGCAGTTGTAAACGCTGCGGCGGTAGTAAGCGCCCCTGCCAAGGATACGGTGTACCCCCCAACAGACAAGGATTGTATGTTAGTAACACCTTCAACAACGTTTGTTCCGTCACAGAACAACAACATTGTTTTCCCATTGGGGATAGCGATACCAGTTCCTGATGAGGTTTTTAAAG